TTATCGCACTGAACCTGTACTAACATAATGCAATACCCTCCCTTCCTCAGATAATTCAATTTTGCCTAACGCAAACAGGCAATCAAGCGCGCTCAGGAAATCGCCCATGTCTTTTTTGACTGCTGTCGTTACCTCGAACAACTCCTTGGGCGACATGTCGCGCTGTTCTAATGTCTCCAATATGTCAGGGAACCGCGCGATAACGCTATTTATGTAGGGCGTTACCTTATTCGGTAATCTCATCGAACACCTCACACCTTTGCACGAAGTAGGAGATGATAATCTCGCAGGCTTCTTTGTATTTACGACCTGTCTGCTCATATAAGTGATCGACCAGAAGGTTGTATATCTCGCTTTGTGATGAAATCGTCTCATTGGCGTCTTCATACATTCGCCGGATACTTTTTGCGAATTTATCGACGTTCAGTTTGTTTTCACCAGCCATACGGTCTAAAGCACTATTCACAGCCTCATAAAAACGGGTAACGTGAAAGAGTGCCTTTTCCTTCAAACGACGCTCCGTGATCTTACGCTCAACTTTGACCGGGTCAGTCCTTAAGCCAAAATCGCCAGTATCGTCGATCTGGGTAATCTCCCGAAGCACCTCTTCAATTTGCCTCTCCAGAGTAATGCGGGACAAACCCTCCATCGCAAGCACACGGTTTTCCAAATCACGCTTGTCCGATATCAGGGCCAGCTTTGCAGCGGGAGTAGCACCCTGCATTTCACGTTCACAGTCAACGCACAGAACAACATCATCCGATTCCGAGAGAGGCATGACCTTGCCGTAGTAAACGTCATTCCCGTTTTTCGGGATGGCGAGTGGCCTGCCACAGTTATGGCATTTGCCGCCTGTTTCAGTTAGTAGGGCCAACAAATGCGTGTCGGCCGGTGCGATTTCAGTTGCAACCTCCATATTAAATTGAGCATATGCCGAGACAAAAGCAATCTCATGCTTACGGGAATCAAAGCCATGTAGGTATTCGTCAGTTATCTCTTCTATGCTCTCTTCACCATCTCGGTTCGTAACCGGAACAGTATAAAGGAAAATCCCCGCAAGTAGATCAGCCAGGATAAAAGTGTCTTGGCTTAGGAGAGTGGCCTTTGTTATGCCGTTCACTTTTTCCACGGGCGTATCAGGCTCAATCGTTGTGTCGGACTCGATTATTTCCTTAAGGGCCAGAACGATGAGAGCCCGTTTGTTATCATCCAGCAAAGGCAGTACGTTCTGTTTGAAGCCTTCAGCTACCGCATGAACGTCTGCTGTTGGCGCCACATCTGTCACATTTGCAGATAGGTTCCTTTCGCACCGAACCAGATTTGAAGTAGCCGTATCGTCGGTTCGGATATCATAACCAGGCGCGACAGTAAGCAGGATCGTTCCGACGAGCTTCTTTTGCGATGTGCTCTTTGCCTTGCAAAACGTCAGCACAGTCGCAAAGGAACCAAAGCACAGCTTTTTCATATCGCGCCCTCCTTTTTCTTCGTTATAAATACCGACTTCCAACTAATCCTTTTCGTTTATGACATCGACGATATCCCCGATGTTGCAGTCAAGTGCCTTACAGATGCGAGCCAAGATGTCCATGCTGACGGGCAAGTCCTTGCCCAGCTTTGCCATCGTCGTAGACGTGATATTACTTAAAGCCATCAGATCTTTTTTCATCATCTTCCGGTCAATTAACAGCTTCCATAATTTATTGTAGCTGAATGACATAGTACCGCCTCCTGCGTGCTCAATTCCAGTGCGAGCATACACCTTGGTAATCACCTTGGTAATTATAACATAAAACTGTATGAAAAGAAAGTGTAAATATTCATATGCTTATTTCAACTCAGCAATCGCAAAACTGCAACTGAGGCTAAGGGGTAGGTGAAGGATTTGTTAAGGCCCGGCTAAGTCACGGCCAAGGTACAGACATGTTGATACCGTAATAGATTTTGTATGCTGTTATTGCCAAGGGCGATAGCGGCTTTTTTATGCCCTCTATGGCGTGGCCATCAAATCTTTTGAAAGGAGGGCGCCAAGAATGCGTGACATCAAAAACAGCAATGGCAAGCTGGTCTGCCGTATCGACGAAGAGGCCAGCATCGTGGAAATCGTACACAAAGGCTGTAAGACGCTGATCCGATTCAATCCTGACGGCACCGCCGAAGTCATCAACACAGAAGCAGCATAACAGACAAATACCGAGAATCCGCAGAACCGCAAGACGGGCAGGATGACACCTCATTGGTGTTCCCGCCCGTCTTCTTCGTTTCTACGGATTGAGACAGCGGCCTCCTGCGGATTTTCAAAGCCAAATTTTTGAAAATCACAGGAGGCAAAACATGAAAATCACGTACACATCCGTTACTGGGCAGATCCAAGAAATTGAGGTCACCGATGACTGGGGAGCCATAGTCCTTGACCTCGACCGAGAAGAGAAGAACCTGAACCGCAAGGAAACCCGGCGCCATACCGCGCTCGACAGCTACGACTCCATAGACGATCAGGCAGATTCCAACCCACGCCTGTCCCGTGACGCCTTTGAGTATCGGAACCATATCTGCGCCGACAGCACGGAGATCGTCGCCGATCTCGAAAGCAAATCCACCCGTCAGCATATCCGAGAGGCCGTGGCGAAGCTGAAACCTCCCCAGCGCGATCTGATCACCGCTATCTTTTTCGACGGCGTGTCGGTTAACGACTACGCGAAGCGAGAAGGCGTCGACCACTCTGCGATCTCGCACCGGCTGCAAACGGCATATCGGCACCTCAAAAAACTTTTATAAATATCCTCACATCCCTCATCTACCATGGCTACTCAATGAAGGCGCCAATCAAAGCGGCCTTCGGAAAGGAGCTATGGCAGATGAAACACACTCTCAAAATCAGTGTTTCGCGGGATTCCCCGGACGATGGGATCGTCAGCTGCCGCCATGTCACCATCCGGGAGAAGCTGCTTCGCTTCCTCCTCGGCGACAAGCGCAGGCTGACGGTCATTGTCCCCGGTGACAGCGTGGAATCGCTGTCCATCAACGAGGTTGGGGAAGGAGGTACAGAGCATGAGCAAAATCAAGCTGCTTCTGGACGTAGTCTCTGACCTACGGTCACTGGCCGACAGCGTGCAAGCCGTAGCGGGCGCGATGGCGGGCAACGAACCTGCCGAGGCCGCGCAGCCAGTACCGCCTGCCCCGGCGCCGGAACCAAAGCCCGAGGCAAAGCCGGTCACGCTGGAGCAAGTCCGCTCGGTGCTGGCCGAAAAATCTCAGGATGGCTTCACGGCTGAGGTACGTGGGCTGCTGGAGAAGCACGGCGCAACGAAGCTGTCCCAGATCAACCCCAGCGAGTATTCGACCCTTCTGGCGGAAGCGGAGGCATTGAAATGAGTGCTCATGCCATCCTCTCCGCATCCGGCGCCCACCGCTGGATGGCCTGTACACCTTCGGCCCGGCTGGAACTGGAGTTTGACGATAACTCCGGTATCGCTGCCGACGAGGGTTCAGCCGCCCACGCACTCGCGGAACACAAGCTGCGCAAGGCCCTGAAGATGCGCTCCAAAAAGCCGGTGTCCAAGTACGACTGCGACGAGATGGACGCTCACACGGACGACTACGTGTCCTTTTTAATGGAGCAGATCGTCCAGGCAAAACAGACCTGCGCCGATCCCATGATCCTGATCGAGCAGAAGCTGAATTTCTCCAGGTATGTGAAGGACGGCTTTGGCACCGGCGACTTCGTGCTCATCGCCGACGGGACGCTCCATATCGTGGATTTCAAGTATGGGCAGGGCGTTCTGGTCGAGGCTGAGGACAATCCGCAGATGAAGATCTACGCCCTCGGCGCATTGGAACTGTTCGACGGCATCTACGATATCGACACGGTTTCCATGACCATCTTCCAGCCCCGGCGTGAGAATGTCAGCACCCACACGGTATTTAAGGAATCCCTATACCAGTGGGCGGAGGAAGTCCTGAAGCCCACGGCAGCCCTCGCCTATAACGGCGGCGGCGAGTATATCCCCGGTGAGCATTGCCAGTTCTGCCGCGCGGCGGTCAAGTGCCGGGCAAGGGCTGAAGCCAAGATGAAGCTGGCTGCCTTAGAATTCGCCCTGCCGCCACTGCTCTCCGACGAGGAGATCTCCGAGGTGCTGGCTGCCATCGGCGACCTGACCAGCTGGGCTAACGAAATCATGGCCTACGCCACCGACGGCGCAGTGAGCCACGGTAAGCTATGGCCCGGCTTCAAGGTGGTCGAAGGCCGCTCCAACCGCAAGTATTCCGACGAGGAAGCCGTCGCAGAGGCGGTAAAGGCAGCCGGGTACCGCGACATCTATAAACAGAGTCTTATCACCATCACCGAGATGGAGAAGCTCCTGGGCAAACCCAAGTTTACCGAAATCCTGGGCGGTCTTGTCATCAAGCCGCCAGGCAAGCCGACGCTGGTTCCACTCTCGGATAAGCGTCCGCCTATGAATACATCCAACGCCAAATTTGATTTTATGGAGGATTGAAAACCATGACAAATACCGCTAACCGCGTAAACCCCAACCCCGGCAAGAATCCCACGAAGGTCATCACCGGGATCGTCCGCTTGTCCTATGCCAACGTGTGGGAGCCGAAAAGCATCAACGGCGGCGCCGAGAAGTTCAGCGTCAGCCTGATCATCCCCAAGTCCGATACCAAGACCATCGTGGCCATCAATGCCGCCGTGGACGCCGCCATCGAGGAAGGCAAGGTCAAGCTCGGCGGCAAGGTGCCCAACAAAGCCGCCCTGAAGCTGCCCCTGCGCGACGGCGACATCGACCGCCCTGATGACGAAGCCTACGCCAACGCCTACTTCGTTAACGCCAATTCCAGCACGGCGCCCCAGATCGTCAACCGGCAGGTGGAAACCATCATCGACCGCTCGGAAGTCTACTCCGGTGTGTATGCGCGGGTGTCCATCAACTTCTACGCCTTCAACTCCAACGGAAACAAGGGCATCGCCTGCGGACTCGGTAACATCCAAAAGGTACGCGATGGCGAGCCGCTGGGCAGCCGTTCCAACGCAGCCGATGACTTCACCACCGATGGTGACGACGACTTCCTGTCATGAGGACGCTCTTCATCGACATTGAGACATATAGCGGGACAGACCTCGGGAAATCCGGGGTCTACCGCTATTCCGAAGCGCCGGACTTCGAGGTGCTGCTCTTCGGATACAGTGTGGACGGAGACGAGGTTCGTGTCATCGACCTCGCTTTCGGCGAGGTGCTGCCGCCCGATATCCTCAACGCCCTGACGGACGATACCGTATTGAAATGGGCGCATAACGCTCAGTTCGAGCGGGTCTGTCTATCCCGTTGGCTGGAGCGGCAAGGCGTGAGCCTCGATCCCTTTGCTGACAACCATTGGTCGAGCGATTATCTTGGCTTGGCAAGATTCCTCAACCCGGCATCATGGCGCTGCACGATGGTATGGTCTGCCTACCTGGGCCTGCCCCTCTCGCTGGATGGATCGGCTCGTGTCACCGGCGCTGAGAAACAAAAGCTGTCCGAGGGCAAGGAACTGATCCGGTATTTCTCCTCGCCCTGCAAGCCCACAAAAGCCAACGGTGGCCGGACGCGCAATCTGCCTACGCACGCCCCGGACAAATGGGAGCGGTATAAGGCGTATAACGCTCGCGACGTGGAAACCGAAATGGCAATTTCCGAAAAGCTCTCCAAATTCCCGGTGCCGGAGGACGAGTGGAAGAACTACGCCCAGGATCAGGAGATAAACGACCGTGGCGTCCGGCTGGATATGGACTTGGTGGATCAGGCGATCCACTGCGATAGACAGTCACGGGCAGCGCTCACTAAGGCTATGCGGGAGATCACCGATCTGGATAATCCCAACTCAGTCGCCCAGATGAAGGCGTGGCTTGCCGAAAACGGGCTTGAGACCGACACGCTGGGCAAAGCGGCGGTGAAAGAACTATTGAAGACAGCGCCGGAGAGCCTCGGAGAGGTACTGGCACTGCGGCAAGACCTCGCTAAGAGCAGCGTAAAAAAATACACAGCTATGGCCGACGTGGTCTGCTCGGACGGCAGAGCCAGAGGGCTTTTGCAGTTTTACGGCGCCAACAGAACCGGCCGGTTCGCGGGTAGGCTGATCCAAGTCCAGAACCTTCCGCAGAACCATCTGCCTGACTTGGCGCAGGCCCGGCGGATCGTGAAGTCCGGTGACTTTGATACGCTGGACGCCTTATACGACTCCACCCCGGCAGTCCTGTCGGAGCTTATCCGTACCGCCTTCGTGCCGAAACCCGGCTGTAAGTTCATAGTAGCAGACTTCAGCGCAATCGAGGCCCGCGTCATCAGCTGGCTCGCCGGGGAAACGTGGCGCAACGAGGTGTTTACCACTCACGGGAAGATTTATGAAGCGTCGGCAAGCCAAATGTTCCGCGTACCTATCGAGCAGATCACCAAGGGCAGCCCGCTCCGGCAGAAAGGCAAGATTGCGGAACTGGCCCTCGGATATGGCGGCTCGACCGGTGCTCTCAAGGCGATGGGCGCCCTTGACATGGGCCTAACCGAAGAAGAACTTCAGCCGCTGGTCACAGCGTGGCGTGCGGCAAATCCCAACATCACCCGGCTTTGGTGGGACGTCGACCGCGCCGCTATGAAGGTTGTGCGGGAGAAAACCACGGAGCAGACACACGGCATCCTCTTTGAATACCGCAGCGGTTTCCTCTTTATAACGCTGCCGTCCGGCAGGCGACTGGCCTATGTGAAGCCCCACATCGGGGAGAACCGTTTCGGCAGCGAATCGGCCACCTACGAAGGCGTGGGCGCCACGAAAAAGTGGGAGCGAATCGAATCCTACGGCCCGAAATTCGTGGAAAACATCGTGCAGGCGATCAGCCGCGACATCCTCTGCTATGCCATGCAGACATTCCGGCACTGTGAGATCGTGCTGCATGTACACGACGAAATCGTGATCGAGGCTGATCCGCGTATGTCGCTGCAGGTAGTCTGCGAGCAGATGAGCCGCACACCGCCGTGGGCGAAGGGGCTTATACTTCGCGCCGATGGCTTCGAGTGCCAGTTTTATAAAAAAGAATGAGAAAATTAAAAGATTATCCTCACATGTCCCCATTCCCGTGGCTGTTCATTGAGGGCATTCCCTCAAATACATTACGGGAGGTTCGTTATGAACGAACTAACAGTTTTCAACTACGAGGGCAGAGATGTCCGAACCGTCCAGCGGGACGGTGAGCCGTGGTGGGTTCTTCGAGACGTATGCGATGTTTTGGAGCTAAGCAACGCCCGAATGATAGCCGACAGGCTCGACGAGGATGACGTAAGCCTGGCTTACATCACCGACAACATGGGACGGCAGCAGCAAACCAACATTGTCAACGAGAGCGGGCTTTATGACGTTATCCTGCGCTCCGACAAACCCGAGGCTAAGAAGTTCAAGCGCTGGGTGACCCACGAGGTTCTTCCCTCCATCCGCAAGCATGGCCTGTACGCCGTGGACGAGGTGCTCGCCGATCCCGATCTCCTGATCCATGCGCTGCAGGAGATCAAAGCGGAGCGGTTACGGAATGCCGCCCTTACGGAAATGGTCAGCATCCAGAACCAGCAGATCACAGAGATGCGCCCGAAGGCCGGTTATTTCGATGTTATCCTCGCCTGCAAAGATGCCGTGGCCATCACCACCATCGCCAAGGACTACGGTAAGTCCGGCCAGTGGATGAATGACTACCTGCACACTCTCGGTATCCAGTTCAAGCAAGGCAACATCTGGCTTCTGTATCAGAAGCACGCAGAAAACGGCTACACCTGCACCCGCACCCACCCTTACATCGGCTCGGACGGCGAGCAGCACAGCAAAGTCCATACGTACTGGACGCAGAAAGGGCGCCTGTTCATATACGAGACGCTCAAAACCCACGGATACCTCCCGCTCATCGAGCAGGGACTTGAATTTGAGGAGATATAGACATGGAAAACGAAAACGTGAAAGTTCACCCGGTGAAGCGGTTCTTCAAAGTCGTTGGAAAAGCGCTCCCCGATGTCCTGATGTTCGCCGCCATCTATTTTTTGGTGTTCATGTTGTTTTACGGTATGGCCACAGCATTGAAAACTGATACCAAGGCTGATGTGCTGGCCGCCGAAAACGAGTACCTCAAAGGCCAAATCGAATGGTACCAGGCGCAGCTGGCCGATGAGCCCTATATCCCGGCGCCTGCCATTACCGAAGGTGAGCCCGATGAATAAACTCAACGCGGAAGGCTACCCCGACCCAACGGCGGCCGACGCGCTGGCAAACGTGACGCGGGAGGAAACCGCAAGAGGCTGGAAACCCTGCGTGTTCATCTGCTCACCCTTCGCGGGAAACACCAAGCGCAATACCGACAAAGCCAGGAGATACCTGAAGTTTGCAGTGGATAAGGGCGCGATCCCCTTCGCGCCCCATCTGCTTTACCCGCTGGTGCTGGACGAGACCGATCCGGTACAGCGGGAGCTTGGCATGTTCTTCGGCATGGTCTGGCTGGGCAAATGCGACGAGCTTTGGGTGTTCGGCAGCCATCTTTCAACTGGGATGATCGCGGAGATCGACAAAGCCAAGCGCCGCCTCATCCCCATCAGATACTTTACGGAAAACTGCGAGGAGGTGTAGCGGATATGAAAATAGCGGTCGGAAACAGCCGCATGGATAAGAAGTGGAAGAACCGGGACATCACCTGGGAGGACTTCAAAAATACCGTCCGCACGACGAAGCGCACCACCGAGACGGTATCGGAGTTCCGCAAGATGACCCGTGCCCGGCAGGATTCCATTAAGGATGTGGGCGGCTTTGTGGGGGGCGCCCTCCGGGAAGGCAAGCGCAGGAACGGCTCCGTCCTCTGCCGTTCACTGCTAACCCTTGATATGGACTACGCTAAGTCCGATACATGGGAGCAAATCGAATCCCTCCATGACTGGCGATGCTGCGCATACTCCACCCACAAACATATACCGGAAGCGCCGAGGCTGCGGCTCATCATTCTGCTTTCCCGTGAGGTCAGCGAGGATGAATATCCCGCACTGGGACGCATGGTAGCCAAGGAGATCGGCATCGACCTGTTCGATGATACCACCTACGAGGCGTCTCGGTTGATGTACTGGCCGTCCACACCGTCCGACGGCGAGTTCGTTTTCAGGGAGAAGGACGGCGCCCTGCTCGATCCGGATGTATATCTTTCCAAATATGCCGACTGGCGTGACACCTCCATGTGGCCGGTATCGTCCCGGCAATCGGAGGTCGTGCGGCGCCAGATCACCCGGCAGGCCGATCCGCTTACTAAGGAAGGTACGGTCGGCACCTTCTGCCGGGCTTACTCAGTTGAGGAAGCGATCGAGCAGTTCCTCTCCGATGTATATGAGCCGAGTGCCGTGAACGGCCGATACGATTATATCCCTGCCGACTCCTCTGCCGGTTTGGTCATATACGACGGCAAGTTCGCCTATAGCCACCACGCCACCGACCCCGCCTGCGGCAGACTGCTCAATTCCTTTGACCTCGTCCGTATCCATCGATTTCGTGATCTGGACGAGAAAAGCTCCGAGGACACCCCTCCCGGCAAGCTGCCGTCCTTCCGGGCAATGACGGAACTGGCGGTCAAGGACGAGCGCGTCAAAGAGCGGTTCGCCGAGGAGCGCAAGGCCCAGGCTGAATTCGAGTTTAGCGACGAGGACTGGCAGAAGCGGCTTGACCTGGAGAAGAACGGCGCTGTGAAAAACACCCTGCGGAACCTCACACTGATCCTTGAGAACGACCCGTCACTCAAAGGAATCGTGTTCAACCAGCAGTCCGATGGCATGGAGATCAAAGGCGAAGTGCCGTGGGCACATCCCTCACGGTTCTGGCGGGACGCGGATGATGCCCAGTTGATCACTTATATCGACGGCCATTACGGAACCTTCTCTTCCCGTAATTATGAGATTGCCGTGACGAAGGTAGCCGACGACCGCTCCTACCATCCGATCAGGGAATTCATCGAAGCCCTGCCTGAGTGGGACAGGATACCCCGCGTGGACACCCTGCTGGTCGACTATCTCGGCGCCACTGACAACGCCTATGTGCGGTCGGTCACGAGGAAAACGCTATGCGCGGCCATCGCCCGCGTGCTGACGCCCGGTATCAAGTTCGACTCCATGCTGGTGCTCAATGGCCCGCAGGGCGCAGGTAAAAGTACCCTCATCGCCAAGCTGGGCGGCGAGTGGTTCTCCGACAGCCTCAACCTCTCGGACACCAAGGATAAGACGGCCGCCGAGAAGCTGCAGGGCTATTGGATATTGGAGATTGGCGAGCTGGCCGGTCTGAAGAAAGCCGAACTGGAGACGTTGCGCAGCTTCCTCTCCCGGCAGAACGATATCTACCGGGCCAGTTTCGGGCGCCGGGCTACACCGCACCTGCGTCAATGCGTGTTCTTCGGCACCACCAACGCCGAAAAGGGATACCTCCGGGACACCACTGGCAACCGGCGCTTCTGGCCGGTAAAGACGCCCGGAAGTGTGAAACGGCAGTCATGGCAGATCACAAACGATGAAGTCCTGCAGATATGGGCGGAGGCGCTCACATATGTCAACGCTGGCGAAAAGCTGTACCTCGATGTGGGACTTGAGAGGCTGGCCAAGGATGAGCAGCGCGAGGCTATGGAGTCCGATGAGCGTGAAGGGCTGGTGCGTGACTTCCTCGACATGCTCCTTCCGGAGGACTGGGACACGATGGATTTATATGAGCGCCGGGCATATATCAACGGCACCGAGTTCGGCGAGAGCCACCGCGTCGGTGTACGGAAGCGCGAGTCCGTCTCCAACATGGAGATCTGGTGTGAGTGCTTCGGCAAAGACCGAGCCAATCTCCGGCGGATGGACGGCAGCGAGATATCCACGATCATGTCGGGGATCGGCGGCTGGTCTATCGCGGAGAAAAAGGAGCGCATGCCGCTCTACGGCCCGCAGTGGATATATGTCCGCTCGGCTGTTCCAAAGTCTGTTCCAAAGGAGCGTTCTTTGGAACATGTGTGAAGTTTGGAACAAAAATTCCTGTTCCCACGTTCCGAAAACGGCCTCTCGGAACACCTCGTTGGAACAGGCGCCAGCCCCTTTGTTTGCAGGCTGCATTACGACCGGTGTTCCATTGTTCCAACAAATACTATTAAAAATAATAGTAAAGAAAAAGAGGCATATGGAGCACGCAGACACGCATTTCGCGCTCATACGCATGCGCGATGGAACTTGAGAACAACGGAGGTTTTCATGAGAGAAAAAGATACTGAGCAAAAACTGGTCAAGGCAGTCAAGGCTGTCGGTGGCCTTGCTCTTAAGTTTATATCACCCGGCTATGACGGCGTACCGGACAGATTGCTCCTGCTGCCCGGTGGACGCATCGCCTTTGCGGAAGTGAAGGCGCATGGAATGAAACCACGGCCTTTGCAGATACGAAGGCATGGAATGCTCCGGCGCCTGGGATTCAAGGTGTACGTCATTGACGATGAGGGGCAGATCGGAGGGATGTTGGATGAAATATGAGCCGCATGAATATCAGGAGTACGCCACCGGCTTCATTCTCGCTCACCCGATTGCGGCTGTGCTGCTGGAAATGGGACTCGGGAAAAGCGTCATCACACTGACCTCTATATTCGACTTGACGCTGGACAGCTTCTTGATCCGCAAGGTACTGGTGATCGCCCCGTTGCGAGTGGCCAGAGATACATGGCCTGCCGAGATCGAAAAGTGGGATCACCTGACCGGCCTCATGTACACCGTTGCTATCGGAAATGAGGCCCAGAGAAAAACAGCCCTCCTACAGCGGGCACAAGTCTACCTTATAAACCGAGAGAACGTAGACTGGCTCATAAACAAAAGCGGGATACCCTTTGATTACGACATGGTGGTCATCGATGAGCTGTCCTCCTTCAAGTCCCATTCCGCAAAACGATTTCGGGCACTTCGGAAAGTGCGCCCCAGAGTAAAGCGCATGGTGGGCCTCACGGGTACACCTTCCAGCAACGGGCTTATGGATTTATGGGCGGAAATCGGCATCCTCGATATGGGCCAGCGCCTCGGTCGGTACATATCACATTTCCGTGACGCCTACTTCACTCCGGATAAGCGGAACCAGCAGGTCATTTTCAGTTACAAGCCGAAGCCCGGCGCCGAGGAAACCATATATCGCCTGATCTCCGATATCACCATTAGCATGAGGAATACCGACTACCTGAAGCTGCCCGATCTGGTGATCAACGAAATACCCGTCCAACTGGATGCGGATGAGCAACGCGACTATGAAACCATGAAGGACGAAATGGTGCTTTCCCTCAAGGGCAAGGAAATCGATGCCGTCAACGCTGCTGCCTTGTCCGGCAAGCTGCTCCAGATGGCCAACGGCGCGGTGTATGACGGCATCGGCGGATTCGCCCGTCTCCATGACCGCAAGCTGGATGCCTTGGATGATGTGATTGAAGCGGCCAACGGGAAACCGGTACTTATAGCCTACTGGTTCAAGCACGACCTGGAACGGATATTGGAGCGTTTTCCCGCCGAGCGGCTGGACAGCGCGGATTCCATAAAGCGGTGGAATGACGGCGATGTTTCGGTAGCCGTTATCCATCCCGCCTCCGCCGGGCACGGGTTGAATCTGCAAGCGGGTGGTTCCTGCCTTGTGTGGTTTGGGCTTACATGGAGCCTCGAATTATACCAGCAGACCAATGCCCGGCTCTGGCGGCAGGGTCAGAAGGATACCGTGGTGATCCACCACATCATCGCAAGTGGCACGATTGACGAACAGGTCATGAAGGCCTTGAAACATAAGGATAAAACCCAGACCGCTCTAATCGACGCGGTCAAGGCGAATCTGGAAGGGGGTGCGGCATGACGAAAAGAGAGTTATCTCAGCTTTACTACTTAAACCGTGAAATCGAGGAACAGCAGCGCAGACTGGAGGAACTTGAATGCCTTGCCACCTCCTGCACCAGTCGAATTACGGGGATGCCCAAATCGCCGAATATCACGGATAAGCTGTCTAAATACGCTGCGGAGATTGCGGATCTGCGCGGGCTGATCGACCTGAATATTAAGAAGTGTTTTTACGAGCTCAACCGACTCAACCGTTATATCAGTACCGTGCCCGACAGCCAGATGCGGCAGATACTGTCGCTGCGGTATATCAACGGACTCACCTGGCAGCAGATCGCCTTTTCAATCGGCGAGTACGACGAAAGCTATGTCCGGCGCAAGCACAACAAATTCCTGCGGGACAACGAAAGCGGGAACTTGCCGAAAATGTCGGTTCTCAACTGATAGAATGGTAGTGTAGAAAAAAATTGTGAAGCCTTCGCGGGAGTGATTTCGCGGGGGCTTTTCATTTTCCCTGATACGAGGTGACCCCTATGCCATACAAACCCAATCGACCGTGTTCTCACCCCGGCTGTCCTAAGCTGACGGACGGCAGGTTTTGTGAGGAACATGCCAAACAGGAAGCCCAGCGTTACGAACGGTACGACCGTGACCCCGCCGTAAAGAAACGTTACAACCGGACGTGGAAACGTATCCGCGACCGTTACATCTCCGCCCATCCTCTCTGCGAGCGGTGCGAGAAGCAAGGGCGGCTCACACCTGCCGAGGAAGTACACCATATCAAACCGCTGTCCCAAGGCGGTACTCACGAATATTCCAACCTCATGGCCTTGTGTACTTCCTGCCACTCCCAGATCACCGCTGGCGAAGGCGGACGCTGGTCAAGGAAGGACTGACATCCGAGGTTAGGTTTAAAATGTTATCCTAACCACCTTCATAGGAGGTCAGGGCTAAAATGTTGCCCTAACCACTTTATAGCATTAAAGTCGATGGTTCAAAAATGTAGACCATCCACCCGAGGGGCGGTCGAAATCTCTGTGACTCTTCTCGTGTGCAACGGGCGTGGGGTCACGCGCGAAAAAATATCGGTTCAAACGGGGGATTAAACCCAGTCACTGCAAGGAGGTAAAGGCACGTGGCAAAAGACGGAACAAACAGAGGCGGACGTCGCGTGCGTGCCGGGGACAAACCGCAGCCCCTTGCGGAAAAGATTGCGGCCGGGAAAGCTGCGAAGATTTTAGAGCCGCCGGAGCTCCACCCCGACGCGCTGCTCGAAGCGGCCGACCTCGACGACGCGGCGGATTTGTACGGCGAGGATATGCCGGAGCCCAGCGAGTACCTGCGGGCGCGGCAGAAAGACGGAAAGCCGCTGGGCGCCGACGCTCTGTTCATAGAAACGTGGAAATGGCTCAAGGAACGCGGCTGCGAGAAGTTCGTAAACCCCAGGCTCATTGAAGCCTACGCGCAGGCGTTCACCCGCTTCATCCAGTGCGAGGAAGCCATCAGCCTATACGGTCTTCTGGGCAAGCACCCCACCACCGGCGGCGCCATCGCCAGCCCGTTCGTGCAGATGAGCCAGTCATTCCAGAAGCAGGCCAACCTCATCTGGTACGAGATATTCGACATCGTAAAGCAGAACTGTACCACGGCTTTCGTCGGCAATCCGCAGGACGACATTATGGAAGCCCTGCTATCAGGCAGGAGGGGTAGATAAAGATGAACACAACCGAGCGTTTGGAAAAAGTGAATATTGACCGACTGGTGCCCTATGCCCGGAATGCCCGCACCCACAGCAAAGAGCAGATACTCCAGCTGCGGGCAAGCCTTCGGGAGTTCGGTTTCGTCAATCCGGTCATCGTGGATAAAGACCTGAACATCATCGCCGGGCACGGCCGCGTGCTTGCCGCCAAGGATGAAGGTATTGCGGAGGTGCCCTGCGTGTTCGCCGAGCATCTGACGGAAGCGCAGAAGCGGGCATACATCATCGCCGACAACCGCCTCACCATGAACGCGGGCTGGGACGCCGAGATGCTGTCGGTCGAACTGGCCGAACTGCAGGGCGCCGACTTTGACGTGTCGCTCCTCGGCTTTGACGATGCCGAACTGAACAAGCTCATGGGCGGCGCCGAGAATGTAAAAGACGACGACTTCGACGTGGATGCCGAGCTCGCCAAGCCCGCCGTTACCAAGCCGGGAGACTTGTGGCTTCTCGGGCGCCACCGCCTCGTCTGTGGCGACAGCACCCAGGCCCAGACCTTCGACCTGCTCATGGATGGCAAGAGCGCCAACCTCACGGTGACCGATCCGCCGTACAACGTCAACTACGAAGGCGCGGCCGGGAAAATACGAAACGACAACATGGCCGACGAGAAGTTCTTTCAGTTTCTGCTGGACGCGTTCACCCTCACCGAAAAGGCGATGGCGAAGGACGCGTCCATTTATGTATTCCACGCGGACACCGAAGGGCTGAACTTCCGCAGGGCCTTTACCGCCGCCGGTTTCTATCTCTCCGGCACCTGCATTTGGAAGAAGCAGAGCCTTGTGCTCGGCCGCTCCCCGTACCAGTGGCAGCATGAGCCGATCCTGTTCGGCTGGAAGAAGTCCGGCAAACACGCCTGGTACTCCGACCGTAAACAGTCCACCATCTGGGAGTTCGATAAGCCCAAGAAGAATGCCGATCATCCCACAATGAAACCGGTGCCTCTGGTGGCTTACCCGATCCTTAACTCCAGTATGACAGGATGCCTTGTACTCGACCCCTTCGGCGGCAGCGGCTCCACGCTCATCGCCTGCGAACAGACCGACCGTGTTTGCTATACGATGGAGCTGGACGAGAAGTTTTGCGACGTGATTGTGAAACGGTATATCGAGCAGGTCGGCATCGCGGAGAATGTGTTTCTCATCCGGGACGGCGTGAAGACGCCCTTCGCCGATGTGCAGTAATTCCCGATTGATAGTGCTTGCTATTCCACAGCTTTAGAGTGATATATGTAGTCACCAAAAGCTAAGGAGGCTTTCAAAAATGGAAATCAGATTCAACGTAACAGGAGCCAGGCGTAAGGAACTGGTCGAAACGGCAGGCGGATTGCTCGGATGGGCGCCGGTATATAAAGGAGCGCCGAGCTTCGCCTACGCGGTGGCGAACGTCACCATCAGCAAGGATGGCGCCGTCACCTTTGACGAGCGCACCGACGAGGAAACAGCGCGGAGGCTGCTGGAGGGATTGCACGCGGCGGGCTTCGTTTCGGACGACCCGGAGACGGGGATGCCCTACAACATCGACGAGGTCATGGCGGACTTCCGCAGAGGCCCGGTCGAAATGTACATTCCTGAACTGGCGCCCCGCAGGAACCCCGACCACGATTACTACGCTGATGGGCCTTCGGAAAGAGACATTCCCGACAGCCTGACCATTGAAATGCCGCTGGAGGGCTTCACCGAAACGGCACTCGAAAACCTCGACCGGCTCATCGCCAGCAAAGCGGCGCTCATCAAAAAGGCTATCGGCACCGAGGCCCTGCCCGTCGAGCGGGCGGAGACGACGCTCAGGTTCCCGTGGTTCCGCTTCGGCACAGAGCCGGAGGAGGTCGACGCCCACTCCCGCTTCATCAGCGCCCTCTGCGCAGCCGCCAAGGAACAGCACCGCGTGACCGCCAAAGAGAAGCCGGTCGATAATGAGAAGTTCGCCTTCCGCGTCTTCCTCATAAGGCTGGGCTTCGTGGGCGGCGACTACAAAGCCGCGCGTAAGATTCTGCTCAGGAACCTTTCGGGCAACAGCGCCTTCAAGAACGGCGCCCCGCCCAAGGCTACGGAGGTATCGGCTGATGAATAAGTTCCCCTCAAAGGAGACCGTGGAGCGGCTCCGCAAGCAGTACCCTTCCGGTACCCGCGTGGAACTGGTCAGAATGAACGACCCATATTCCAAACTGAGGCCCGGCGATAAAGGCATCGTCGACTTCGTGGACGACACCGGCACGATATTCTGCTCCTGGGACAGCGGCTCCACCCTCGGCGTCGTTTACGGAGAGGACTCGGTGAAAAAGCTCTGAGGCCGCAGACGTACACCCATATATTGAGGCTGTTTTTCTCTCGGATATCGCTTGCTATATAAGCCTTTTAGAGTGATATATGTACATGCCGAAAGGCACAAAACATACACGCTCAGGAGGAAAACGCAGTGTTTACAAGCAAATTCGGGATTGAGATTGAGATGACGGGCATCACGCGCGGCGAGGCCGCAAATGTAGCGGCCGAATACCTCGGCGGAACGGTCACCGGCACCGGCGACTACTACGACACCAAGAGGGTTACGACCCCCGACGGACGGGTTTGGAAGATAATGAGCGACGGCAGCATCCGCAACGAGCGCAAGGAAGGCAAGCGCAAAGTGGCCGCCACCCGCGACTACAGCGTGGAACTGGTCAGCCCCATCCTTACCTACCGCGAGGACATCGAGCACCTGCAGGAACTGGTGCGCAGGCTGCGCAAGGCGGGCGCCTTCACCAACAGCAGCTGCGGCATTCACATCCACCTCGACGGCTCGAACCACACGCCGCGCAGCATACGGAACTTCGTGAACATCATCGCCAGCAAGAACGACCTTTTCTACAAGGCCCTGCAGATTGACCCGGCGAGGATGGGCTACTGCAAGAAGATGGACGCCCTTCTGGTCGACAAGATGAACCGCCGCAAGCCCAAAACCATGCGGGCCATCGAGGAGATTTGGTACGCGGGCTACAGCGAAAGCCGCGACAGGCACTACCACAACAGCCGGTACCACTTCCTGAACCTGCACAGCTTTTTTACGGGCAACCACACGGTGGAACTGAGGGGCTTCAACAGCGAGCTCCACGCCGGGAAGGCCAGAAGCTACATTGTCCTGGCCCTCGCCCTCAACCACCAAGCCCTCACACAGAAATGCGCCAGCGCCAAGAAGCCGCAGACGGAGAACGAGAAGTTCGCCATGCGCACCTACCTCAACCGCATCGGCTTCATCGGCGAGGAATTCGCAAACTGCCGCGAACACCTGACAGCCCACTTGGACGGCTCGGCGGCATGGCGATTTCGGGCGGCCTGAACTGCCCGAAAAGCCAATACCCAAGAAGGAGGACACAGATAATGACTAAAAGATTATATATCGCATACGGCTCCAACCTGAACATAACGCAAATGGCGAACCGGTGCCCCACCGCCAAGGTGGTGGGCGCCAGCGCCATGAAGGACTGGCGGCTCCTGTTCCGAGGCCCACGAGCGGGCGCCGTGGCAACCGTGGAGCCTTTCAAGGGCGGCAGCGTTCCTGTATTGGTATGGGAGCTTACCCCGGCAGACGAGGACGCGCTCGACCGTTACGAGGGCTTCCCATTCCTCTATCGCAAGGAAACGGTGCGGGTAAGGCTGAACGGCAAGTACGTCAAAGCCATGGTCTACGTGATGAACGAAGGCAAGCCGCTCGGTCAGCCCAGTTGCTATTACTATTCCACCATTTTGGATGGCTATAGGGACGCGGGCTTCGATTTGGATATCCTGCGCCGGGCCACCACCGACTCGGTGGGGACGGAGGAAACCGATGACCGAGAAGATTAAGGAGCAAATCCTCGCTATCCGGGACAGCGGCGTCACGAACATGTTCGACGTAAACCGCGTCCAGTACGAGGCCAACAAGCGCGGCTTTTACGAACTGGTGGTGTTCCTGATAGACCACCGCGACGAGTACAGCCGCTTTATCCTGACCGGAGAGGACGGTGAAGCGGATGCATAACGATATTCTTTCCGAGCTGTTCTACGGCAACATCAATCCGGGAGACAAACAGTTCCGCAGGAATTCGGAATTTGGCAAAACTGCCGACATAGTCGGTAAGGCAGAAGAGCGGCTGCGCGAGCTTTTGGATGATGAAGGCAAGTCGGTGCTCGATAAGCTGATGTCGGGGCAGATGGCGCTCGACGGGATAACGGCTCGGGAACATTTCATCGACGGTTTCCGGCTGGGCGCCCGGATCGCCTTGGCAATCATGGATGATTCCAGTGAAAACCTGTTTCCGATAACCGATTGATGAACTACTAAAAATAGCGGCGGCAGCTGTCCGTATGGACGGCTTTCGCTCGTATATGCGTTATGTAAGAACTCCTGACACGGGTTCTTTTTTATTTCATAAAGGAGAGCGGTGCCTATGCGAAAACTGAAAAAATACAAGCCCACCGCCTTCATGACCGACGGATCACACTACGACAAGGACGCCGCCGACTACGCGGTGTCTTTTATTGAGGCGCTCTCCCATACCAAAGGCTCCTGGGCGGGTAAGGCTTTCGAGCTGATCGACTGGCAGGAGCAGATCGTCCGCGATTTGTTCGGTATTCTTAAGCCCAGCGGATACCGTCAGTTCAATACGGCGTATGTGGAGATTCCGAAGAAGATGGGCAAATCGGAGCTGGCTGCCGCCATCGCTCTATTGCTCACCTGCGGCGACGGCGAAGAGCGAGCCGAGGTATATGGCTGCGCGGCCGACCGGCAGCAGGCTTCCATCGTATTTGAAGTTGCGGCCGATATGGTGCGGATGTGCCCGGCCCTGTCCCGGCGTGTCAAGCTGTTGGCCTCCACAAAGCGGCTCATCTATCTGCCGACCAACAGCTTCTACCAGGTGCTGTCGGCCGAGGCTTACTCCAAGCACGGCTTCAACATCCACGGCGTGGTGTTCGACGAGCTGCATACGCAGCCGAATCGGAAGCTGTTCGACGTCATGACGAAGGGCTCCGGTGACGCGCGGATGCAGCCGCTGTATTTCCTCATCACCACGGCGGGCTCGGATACCCAGAGCATCTGCTACGAAACACACCAGAAGGCGCTGGATATCCTCGAAGGCCGAAAGCATGATCCCACGTTCTACCCGGTGATCTACGGCGCCAAGGAAGGAGACGACTGGACTGACCCCAAGGTGTGGAAGAAGGCGAATCCCTCCCTCGGCATCACGGTCGGCATCGACAAGGTGCGAGCCGCCTGCGAGAGCGCGAAACAGAACCCGGCCGAGGAGAACAGCTTCCGGCAGCTGAGGCTTAACCAGTGGGTAAAACAGGCAGTGCGCTGGATGCCCATGGCCAAGTGGGACTTATGCGCATTCCCGGTCGATATGGAGAGCCTCGAAGGGCGCGTGTGTTACGGTGGGCTTGACCTTTCCTCCACGACGGACATCACGGCCTTCGTGCTGGTGTTCCCGCCGGTGGATGAGGACGGCAAATATGAAATCCTGCCGTTCTTCTGGATGCCGGAGGACAACATCGATCTGCGCGTCCGGCGCGACCATGTGCAGTACGACCTCTGGGAGCGGCAGGGCTTCCTGCTGACCACAGAGGGAAACGTCGTTCATTACGGATACATCGAGCGGTTCATTGAGGAACTCGGCGAGAAGTACCACATCCGGGAGATCGCCTTCGACCGCTGGGGCGCCGTTCAGATGGTTCAGAACTTAGAGGGGCTGGGCTTTACGGTCGTTCCTTTCGGCCAGGGCTTCAAGGATATGTCCCCGCCCACCAAGGAGCTTATGAAACTGACGCTGGAGCAGAAGATCGCCCACGGCAGGCATCCAGTCCTGCGGTGGATGATGGATAACATATACGTCAAGACCGACCCGGCGGGCAACGTGAAGCCGGACAAGGAAAAGAGCACCGAGAAAATCGACGGCGCGGTAGCGACGATTATGGCGCTTGACCGCGCCATTCGGTGTGGAAATGGCACAGGGACTTCGGTCTACGATGACCGAGGGCTTTTGATTTTATGATTCATCCGGTATGCGCGGCATCTCGTCGAGAATCAGCTGGAAAACCTGTTTTGAGGTTTCTCGGTCACGATGCAAGAGCGCGTATAAAAGCTGGTTCGTGACCCCTTGCATAAATATGGCGACGGGAGTGGCGACCAGGAAGCGCTGACGAAAAAGAAGGTGCAGTTTTTCCATTTCATCCTCACCGCCGAGTATCGCACAGATCTTGCGGAAAAGGTCGTGTAGGTCGGCGATATCCACGACTGCCCGGAAACTGTCGGTCAGTTCCTCCCTGAACAGCTTTATCGCGCTTTCGAGAAGCTCTCCGGAGAGCATGGCGCAGTACACTGCCCGTTTTGTCGCGTCTTCCTGGTATGGGAGCGGACTTGCGTTGATACAGGACTTCATGATGTCATAAATGGGATTTTCGGTATCCTTGGGCTTGTGCCGGAGTATCTCCAGACACATCGTAAACATCGGGGCTTCGCCGTCAAAGCCTTCGCTTGCCGCGTCGTACGCGAGCTTGGCATTCGCCGCCTCAAGCAGAAGGGATAAATACTGGTCGAACAGATACGCCTGTTTTCCGAGCCTGTCCCGGATAAGCCGGGACTGCTCAAGGAACTCCGCGAATGCGCGTTTAAGGTGCTGCGTCCCCGTATCGCCAAGAAGCCCTTCCATGGAAATAAATATGTTCATATTGGTTTTCCGCCTTTCGGGAATGTCGGAAGGCGATGTGAAAGCGCGCGAAGCTCTCGCGTGGGGGATGGCCTTCCGCATGACTATATACGCTCTGAACCGGAAGACAGTCAAGTTATATATCATGGATCAAGCAACGCTTCGGCGTTGCTTTTCTTATGTTCATTTTCAAGGAGGACGATGCCAATGGGAGTATTACAAAGCATATTCAAGGCGCGGGATAAGCCCCAGAACCGCGTGGGCGGTGTGTTTTCCTTCCTGTTCGGGAGCACGACCAGCGGCAAGACGGTCAACGAGCGGACGGCCATGCAATCGGCTGCGGTGTATGCCTGTGTGAGAATATTGGCCGAGGCCATCGCCGGACTGCCGCTTCACGTTTACCGGTATCGCATGGACGGCGGCAAGGAGCGTGTCGCGCAGCACCCGCTCTATTACCTGCTCCATAACGAACCCAATCCCGAGATGACTTCATTCGTGTTCCGAGAAACACTGATGAGTCATCTTTTACTTTGGGGCAACGCCTACGCGCAGATCGTGCGCAATGGGCGCGGGCAGGCCGTGGCGCTTTACCCCCTGCTCCCAAACAAGATGGAAGTCAGTCGCGCGCCGAACGGCGAGCTGGTCTACACATACCGCCGCGACATTGAGGAAAGCAGGATCGACCCGAGCGGCGGGACGGTGACGCTCCGCAGGGACGAGGTGCTCCACGTCCCCGGACTGGGCTTCGACGGCCTGATTGGGTATTCTCCCATCGCCATGGCGAAAAACGCCATCGGCATGTCACTGGCCACCGAGGAGTACGGCGCAGCCTTTTTTGCCAATGGCGCAAATCCGGGCGGCGTTTTGGAGCACCCCGGCGTGGTCAAAGACCCCGACAAGCTGCGGGAGAGCTGGCACGCGCAATTCTCCGGCCATAACGCCCATAAAGTGGCGGTTTTGGAGGAAGGACTCACATTTCATCAGATGTCCATCCCTCCGGAGCAGGCACAGTTTCTGGAAACGCGGAAGTTTCAGATCAACGAGATCGCGCGGATCTTCCGCGTGCCACCGCACATGGTGGGCGACTTGGAAAAATCCAGCTTCAGCAATATAGAGCAGCAGTCGCTGGAGTTCGTAAAATACACGCTCGACCCGTGGGTGGTGCGCTGGGAGCAAAGCCTGCAGCAATCGCTTATCCTTCCCTCCGAAAAACCGTCGCTGTTTATCAAGTTCAATCTGGACGGGCTGCTTCGCGGCGATTACCAAAGCCGGATGAACGGTTATGCTGTCGGGCGGCAGAACGGCTGGATGTCCGCAAACGACATCCGTGAGCTGGAGGATATGAATCGCATCCCCGCCGAGGAGGGCGGCGACCTGTATCTGGTCAACGGCAACATGACCAAGCTGGCCGACGCGGGAGCGTTTGCCGGACAAACAACACAAGGAGGTCAGTAAATGAAGAAATTCTGGAACTGGGTGCGGGACGAAACCACCGAAGAGCGCACCCTCTACCTCAACGGCGTGATCTCGGACGAAACATGGTGGGGCGACGAGGTCACGCCAAAAATGTTCAAGGATGAACTGACGGCGGGCACCGGCAATATCACAGTGTGGATCAATTCGCCGGGTGGCGACGTTTTCGCGGCGGCGCAGATTTACAACATGCTCATGGACTATACCGGGCATGTCACCGTGAAAATCGACGGGCTGGCGGCCAGCGCGGCTTCGGTCGTTGCGATGGCGGGCGGCGATGTGTATATGTCGCCGGTTTCCATGCTGATGATCCATAATCCCTCGACCATCGCCATCGGCGACAGCGAAGAAATGCTCCGCGCCAAGGCCCTGCTGGATGAAGTCAAGGAAAGCATCATCAACGCCTACGAGCTGAAATCCAGTCTTTCCCGGGCGAAACTCTCGCACCTCATGGACGCGGAAACTTGGATGAACGCGAACAAGGCCATCGAGCTGGGCTTCGCCGATAAGCTCCTGTTCACGGAGGACGAGGAACGTATCCCGCAGAACACGGGGCAGATGCTCATGTTCTCTCGCGCCGCCGTGTACAACTCCCTGCTCGGGAAGATCCCCAAAAAGCAAAAACCGAAGACGGGTACCCCGATAGAGTCGCTGGAAAAGCGGCTCTTTTTAATTTCCCACTAATTTGAAGGAGGAACATCAAATGAGCAAAATTCTGGAACTGCGCGAAAAGCGCGCGAAGGCGTGGGACGCGGCCAAGGCGTTCCTCGACACCAAGCGGGGCGGCGACGGGCTTCTGTCCGCCGAGGACACCGCCACCTACGAAAAGATGGAAGGCGACGTTGTGGCGCTGGGCAAAGAGATCGAGCGCCTTGAGCGTCAGGCCGCCATCGACATGGAACTCTCCAAAGCCACCAGCACCCCCATCACCAACGCGCCGTCCAAGGGCACCGAGGAAAAAACAGGCCGCGCGTCCGCAGAGTATAGGAAGGCGTTCTGGAGCGCCATGCGCACCCGCGCTGGCGAAGGACTTGATCCGAACGTCAAAAACGCCCTGCAGATCGGCACCGACACCGAGGGCGGTTACCTCGTACCCGATGAGTTTGAGCGCACCCTTGTGGAAGCCCTCGAAGATGAGAATATCTTCCGCAGGCTGGCAAACGTCATCACCACCTCTTCCGGCGACCGCAAGATTCCCGTCGTGGCATCCAAAGGCACCGCGAGCTGGATCGATGAGGAGGGTGCCATCCCCGAGAGCGACGACAGCTTCGGGCAGGTGTCCATCGGGGCCTATAAGCTAGGGACACTGATCAAGGTTTCCGAGGAGCTGCTCAACGATTCCGTGTTCAACCTTGAGGCGTACATCTCAAGGGAGTTCGCGCGCCGTATCGGCAACAAGGAAGAGGAAGCCTTCTTCGGCGGCGACGGCGTCGGCAAACCGACCGGTATTCTTGCGGCTTCGGGCGGCGCGCAGATCGGCGTGACCACGGCGGGTGCCACGGCTGTCACCATCGACGAGGTGCTCGACCTGTTCTACTCCCTGAAAGCGCCCTACCGCAACAGGGCGGTGTTCGTCATGAACGACGCCACCGTGAAGGCGATCCGCAAGCTGAAGGACGGTCAGGGTCAGTACCTCTGGCAGCCCGCCCTGCAGGCGAGCACTCCCGACACCATCCTGAACCGTCCGGTATACACCTCGGCGTATGTGCCCGCTATTGCGGCAGCCGCCAAAACCATCGCGTTCGGCGATTTCAGCTATTACTGGGTGGCCGACCGTCAGGGGCGCATGTTCAAACGGCTCAACGAGCTTTATGCCGTCACCGGGCAGGTGGGCTTCGTGGCCACCCAGCGCGTGGACGGCAAGCTGATCCTGCCGGAGGCGATCAAGGTTCTCCAGCAGCACGCGTAAGGAGGTCTGACCTATGAGCTATACCACGAAGAACTACATGGAACAGGGCGGCGAGAAATGGGTTGTCGGCGGCGCGCTGGAAATCCTGCCGGGAGCCTCGGTAACGGGGCTTCCGGTTGCGGAGAATCAAGCGGACAGTACGGCTACGGATGTGACCGGACTGGTCGCGGATTTCAACGCCCTGCTCGCCAAGCTGAAAGCGGCGGGGCTGATGGAGGCCGACGAGGAATGAGTGGAAGGGAGGCGACGGAATGGCAACCGCAGATAATCTTTTACCCAAGGTCAAGGCAAACCTAATCCTCGCACACGACGCCGACGATGACCTCCTGCTGAGTTTCATCACCGCCGCCGTCTCCTACGCGGAGAGCTACCAGCACGTCGCCACGGGATGGTACGCAACGCACACCATGCCGCCGACCACCGAGCAGGCCGTTATCATGCTGTCGAGCCATTTCTACGAAAGCAGGGATGGCTCGACAGCAGGTTTCTATGCGGACAGTGTGCAGGCGGGTCAGCAGGTATGGGATACGGTGAACATGCTCCTGCGGCTCGACCGGGAATGGGGTGTCTGATATGAGCTTCGGGAAGATGAACACCTTCATCGACATCGTCAGCACGGCTCCCGCCAAGGACGCGGAGGGCTTTGCAACGACGGGCGACACCGTCCTTGCTTCTGTTCGCGCATACAAGGAAGATCGGCACGGCGGTGAGCGGTGGACGAATATGGCGGCGTTCTCCACGGCGTCCTCTCTCTTCCGGTTCAGGAAGATACCCGGCGTGGAGGTCACGGCAGAGATGCTCATTACCTGCAACGACGGTCGGTACCGGATACTAAGCGCGGAGGACGTGCGGGGGCGCGGCATGTATATCGAGGTTCTGGCCGAGCGGCTGGAGCCTTCCGTGAGGTGACGGATATGGCGAAAGTGAATGCGCAAATGCCGGAGGAATTTCTCCTGCGTATATCCCGGCTGGGCGACCAAATCGACGTGATCGCGCCGAAGGTGCTGGAGGCTGGCGGTGAGGTGGTGCTGGAAAAGGTCAAAGGCAACCTGCGCACGTCCATCGGCAAAGGAACGAAATATCCTGCCAGAGCCACGGGTGAGCTGCTTTCCTCTCTCGGCCTCTCGGACGCAAAACAGGACAGGGACGGCAATTACAACGTGAAGGTCGGTTTCGCCGAGCCGCGCTCGGACGGTGAGAGCAACGCCAAGATTGCCAACATCATCGAATATGGCAAGCACGGCCAGCCCGCAAAACCGTTCCTCCGACCGGCACGAACGGCGTCCCGGAAACCCTGCACCGACGCGATGATCGCCAAGCTGGAGGAGGAGATCGGCAAGCTATGAGCATTTTATCGGAACTGAATACTCTTGTGAACGCCGTCCCGCTTCTCGTGGAGACCGGCGTTTTTTCTGGCAAGGCCCCGGATGAGTATGTCGTGATACTCCCGCTTTTGGACATTTTCGAAGTTCACGCGGATAATCGTCCCGGCTTTGAGGTGCAGGAGGCACGGATATCGCTGTTTACGAAAGGCAATTACCGGCAGCGGAAACGGCAGCTCACCACGGCGCTTCTGAACGCGGATTTCACGGTGACCGAGCGCCGGTATATCGGCCACGAGGACGATACCGGGTACCACCATTACGCCATCGACGTGGCAAAAAACTACGGATTGGAGGAATAACACATGGCAACGATTGGTCTTGACAAGCTGTACTATGCAAAAATAACCGAGGATTCCAACGGCGAGGAAACCTACGCGACACCCCTTGTACTCGCCAAAGCGATCACCGCCGAGCTGTCGGTAGAGCTGGTGGAGGCGATCCTGTACGCGGATGACGGTGCCGCCGAGGTCGTGATGGACTTTACCAGCGGGACGCTCTCGCTCGGTGTGGACGATATCGGCCCCACCGTCGCGGCGGATCTGACTGGCGCGATCACGGACGACAACGGCGTGCTGGTTTCGGCCAGTGAGAATATAGGGACACCCTGCGCGGTGGGCTTCCGCGCGCAGAAGGCCAACGGCAAGTACCGGTATTTCTGGCTCTACCGCGTGAAGTTTGGCCTGCCTGCCACAAACCTGCAGACGAAGGCGGATTCCATCACCTTCTCCACGCCTACCATTGAGGGAACGGTCATGCGCCGGAACAAGCTGGACGGTATGGGCAAGCACCCGTGGAAAGCGGAGGTCACCGATGGTGACCCGGGCGTCGCTGCAGCCACCATCACCGGCTGGTTTTCTCAGGTCTACGAACCGGTTTATGAGCCGGAACCCTAATAGGAGGAATTCAAGATGGATAACGAGAGAAGCGCCGTTATAAATATCGGCGGCACGGAGTTTGAACTGATACTCACCACTCGCGCCACAAAGGAGATCGCCCGTCGCTATGGGGGCTTGGAGAACCTGGGCGAAAAGCTGCTCAAATCCGAGAATTTCGAGATGGCGCTGGACGAGATCGTGTGGCTGATCACGCTGCTGGCGAATCAGTCCATCCTCGTCTATAACCTGAAAAACAGGGATAATCCGAAGGAAATTTTGTCGGAGGAGGACGTGGAGCTGCTGACCTCGCCGCTGGAGCTGGCTGCGTATAAGAGCGCCATCACCGAGGCGATGTTCAGGGGCACCAAGCGCAACATCGAAAGCGAGGAAGAAACCCCAAAAAACGTGGAGGTCGGGTAACAGACGCTGAGATCTTTACCCGACTTTATTATTACGGCACGGTGCAGATGGGCATGAGCGCGGAGGAATTCTGGCTTATGCCCATCGGCTTGTTTCTCGATCTGTGGGCCTGCCACAAGCAGTGGCACGGCATCGAAAAACCCAAGAAAACCATCACGATTGACGATATCATCCCGGCTGGCTTGTAGGAGGAGGTGAGACGGCATGGCAGATAATTTCGGGCTGAAGATCGGGCTTGAGGGCGAAAAGGAATTCAAAAACGCCCTGAGGGACATCAATCAGTCCTTTAAGACGCTGGGCAGCGAGATGAACCTCGTCGCCAGCCAGTTTGACAAGAATGATAAATCCGTACAGGCGATCACCTCCCGCAACGAGGTTCTGAATAAGGAAATCGACGCACAGCGGGAAAAAATCAACACCCTCAAGGCCGCGCTGGACAACGCCGCATCCTCCTTCGGTGAAAACGACAAGCGCACGCAGAACTGGCAGATACAGCTGAACAATGCGCAGGCGGAGCTAAACGGCATGGAGGGCGAGCTTGCGGATAATGAGAAATCCCTCCGCGATGTGAATCGTGGATACAACGATGCCGGACAGAAGGTTGATGAATTCGGCAATGTGGTCGAAGAGTCAACCGATGATGTAGAAAAGTCCTCGGGCAAACTTGAAAAACTCGGCTCGGTGCTTAAAGGGATCGGCGTCGCCATGGGTGCAGCGTTTGTGGCTGTCGGCACGGCGGCGGTCGGTGCGGCCAAAGCCCTCACCGATATGACCGTAGGCGCTTCGCAATATGCGGACGATATCCTCACCGCGTCAACAGTTACCGGTATGAGCACCGAATCGCTGCAGGCATATAAATATGCCGCCGAACTGGTTGACACCTCGATGGAAACCCTGACCGGCAGCATGGCGAGAAATATTCGATCCATGACCTCCGCACGCGAGGGTACCGGTGCGGCCTCACAGGCGTATAAGGCGCTGGGCATTTCCGTAACCGACGCCAACGGCAACCTCCGGGATTCGGAGGCTGTGTATTGGGATGCCATCGACGCCCTCGGCAACGTGTCCAGCGAAACCGAACGCGACGCTCTTGCCATGCAGCTTTTCGGTAAATCCGCCCAAGATTTGAATCCCCTCATTGAGCAAGGATCGGAAGGCATACGGCAGCTGACCGACGAAGCGAAGGCAATGGGGGCCGTCATGAGTCAGGAATCGCTGGAAGCTCTCGCCAAGTTCGATGATTCCATGCAGCGGCTCAAGTCTGGCGGCGAAGCGGCCAAGAATGCCCTCGGCATGGTGCTCCTTCCGCAGCTTCAAATTCTCGCCGATGACGGCGTTTCCCTGCTGGGCGATTTCACGCGTGGGCTGAACGAGGCAAACGGCGACTGGACGAAGATCAGCGAGGTCATCAGCAACACTGTGGGCGGCATTGTGACCATGATTCTGGAGCAGCTGCCCAAGATCATCGAGCTGGCTTTGGGCATCGTGACCTCCATCGGTTCGGCCATCATGGAGAACCTGCCCATCATTGTGGACGCGGCTACCCAAATTGTTATGACACTGCTTCAAGGTTTAATTGGGGCGCTTCCCGGCCTGACCAAAGGCGCCCTCCAGCTTGTGCTGGCGCTGGTGAACGGCATCATTGCCAACCTTCCCGCCATTGTGGAGGCGGCGGTGCAGATGATAGCGACACTGGTTTCCGGCATCGCGCAGGCGCTGCCCGAGCTTATCCCCGCTGCCGTGGCCGCCGTAACTCAGATTGCCACGGCCCTTGTAGAAAACCTGCCGCTGCTCCTTGACGCGGCGCTTCAGCTGGTGCTCGGTCTGGCGCAGGGCATCGTCAATGCGATCCCAGTGCTGATTGACGCACTGCCTGCCGTCATCAATGCACTTATCCAGTTTATCACCAACGCCATACCCCAGATCGTGGCGGTGATCCCGCAGATCGTGCAGGCGCTGGTTACCCTCATATCCCAGAGCATACCCCAAATCGTGCAGGCGGGAGTGGAACTCTTTGTGTCGCTTGTGCAGGCGCTTCCTTCCATTATCACGCAGATACTGGAGGCGGTGCCGCAGATCATCGACGGGGTCGTCGGCGCGGTGCTGGATTCCATACCCCAGCTTGTGCAGGCGGGCATTGACCTTCTGACCTCTCTTGTGGAGGCGCTGCCCGAAATCATAAACGCGATTGTGGAGGCCATACCTGAGATCATCGACAGCATCCTGACTGCCGTGTTTGCGGCGATTCCGCTGCTCGTCAACGCGGGCATCAAGCTGCTCATCGCGCTGATCCAAAACCTGCCGCAGATCATATCCACCATCGTGGCGGCGATCCCGAAGATCATCACGTCGCTGGTTGGCGCTATCCTCGGAAACATCGACAAGATCATCCTTGCCGGTGTGCAACTGCTGGTGGCGTTGATTGCCAATCTGCCGACGATCATCGTGGAGGTGGTCAAGGCCATTCCGCAGATCATCATCGCCATCGTGAAGGCAATCGTTCAGAGCGTTCCCGAGCTGGCAAAGGCCGGACTCGAACTGATCAAAGGTTTGTGGAAGGGTATCAACGATGCGGCAGCGTGGTTGTGGGAGAAGATATCCGGCTTCTTCGGAAACGTGATGTCGAAGATCAAGAACTTTTTCGGCATACACAGCCCGTCCTCGTTGTTCGCCGATCTGGGCGGCAATATGGGTCTCGGCATCGGCATCGGCTTCGAGCGGGCGATGAAGCGCGTCGGCGAGGACATGAAAAACGCTATCCCCACCGACTTCGATGTGAACGCCGGACTCAACCTGTCTGGTTCCCTTGCCCAGGGCACCGGGGGCCTCGGTACAAACGGCACCACCATCAACCAGAGCATTTCCGTGGTCACGCCGAAGCCGTTGTCCGAAAAGGAACTGGCGCGGGAGTTCAAAAACCTGTCCCGCAAGCTAGCGCTGGCATATTAAGGAGGGCGGCATATGGAACTGAAATATACCAATGAGGGCGGCGGGAGTATCACGCTCAAACAAAGCCGCCCGTATTTCCTGACGAAGATCGACGGCACGGGCAATGTCCAGCAGACCGTCAATACCTTCAAGGCACCGGATCAGGACGGCGCCTTTTATATTTCCTCCACGCTGGATATGCGGAATATCACAATTGAGGGCACGGTCGTCGCGGATACGCCCGACGAGGCGTACACCCGCAGGCAACGCTTCCTCCAGATATTCAGCCCGAAGCTGCGCGGCACGCTCCTGTTCCGGGGGCGGCAGATATCCTGTGTGGTGGAGGAAGCAGGCTTTACCGTTTCCACCCGTCAGCGGATACCGAATTTCTTTGTCAGCCTGCTCTGCCCGTCGCCGTTCTTCGAGACACCAGACGAGGTGCGGCAGGAGCTGGCCTCATGGATACCGCTGTTCGAGTTTGAACTGGAAATTCCCGAGGGCGGTATGGAATTCGGCATGCGCCAGCCCAGCCAGATCATCACTGTGGACAACATCGGCGACGTGCCCTGCGGTTGCGAGATCGTGTTCCGGGCGCTGGGCACGGTGACGAATCCGGAATTGCTGAATATCGACACCGGCGAGTACATCCGGCTCCTCACGACGATGAGCGCAGGAGATGAGCTGCGGGTATATACCCACTTCGCGGGCAAGCGCGTGGTTAGCGTGGACGGCTCGACCATAACGAACGCCTTCTCGCTGCTGGATACCGGTTCGGCGTTCTTCCAGCTTGCCGCAGGGGTCAATACCCTGCGTTACGACGCGGCGGTCAATATGGAACTGCTGGAGGTCAGCATATATTACCGGCCTCAGTTTCTGGGGGTGTGAGCATGGAACTGTATATCTTCAATGCTGACCGTGAACTGGCAGGAGTCATGGAATCCTTTGAATACCTGCGCTGGACGCGGCGCTATTCGCAATGCGGCTCCTTTGAATTGAAGGCCATCGCCACGCCAGAGAATACCGCGCTCCTGAAGGAAGGAAACATCCTCTGGAAGAACGACGACGAGGAAGCTGGGATCATCGAGCATCTGGAGCTTTCCCAGACCGACAGTGAAACCATCACAGCCAGCGGGCGCTTTGCCACATCCTTTCTCGCCCGACGCATCGTGTGGGCAACGGAAACACTCTCCGGTGACCTTTCCTCCTGTGTGGAGCAGCTTTTGGATAGCAACCTCATTAGCCCCGCCGATCCGGCGCGGCAGATTCCCGGCATATCCTTTTCGTCGCTGAACCTCGGCGTGCCCGTCAGCGCCCAGATATCGTTTAGAAACCTGATGGATGCGGTGACGGAGTTGTGCGACGCTTCGGATATCGGAATCAAAACCGTGTTCGTACCGGCGACGGGCATTTTTACGGTAACGCTGTATGCAGGAGGCATCTCACAGGCGGTGTTTTCCAAGGAGTACGAAAACCTGACCGAGCAGACCTATACGGAAAGTGCGGCGGATTACGCCAATTCCGCGCTCGTCGGCGGCGAAGGTGAGGGTGCCGAGCGGACTTTCGTGGCCATCACAAGCGGTTCAGGGGAATCCCGCCGCGAGATTTTCGTGGACGCCAAAGACCTCCGGGCGGAGGACTTCGGCGTGGACTACACCGGCGCGCTGACCTTCCGAGGCCAGAGCAAGCTGAGTGAGCTGGCGATTCGCTATTCCTTCGACGCGGCGGTCAATCCCCACGGCAATCTTGCCTATAAGACCGACTTCGACCTCGGGCAGACCGTCACAGTCATTTCAAAAACGTGGGGCGTGTCCATGACCACCCGGATCACAGAGGTCGAGGAAACCTACGACGCGGATGGTCAGAGCATCAGCGTTACCTTCGGAAAGGCAGAACTCACCATCGTTCAAAAAATCCGCTCCGATATGAGTCAGGTCAAAACGGCGCTATCGGCTCCGACCGGCGTATCGGAGGTAGCGGAAACCATCGGCGACCTGACGGAAGTACCCCCGGAAATTCAAGGGGACACCGTCACGGAAACCATCAACAACCTGTTCGGAAAACTCCCTGCGATGGAACCAACCGTAGGCGCGGGAACCACATCGGTCGGCCAGTATGCCTTGCATCAAATGGAGGCAGGAGACTCCTTCTACCTTGTGTCATGGAGCGGGAACAAATTCAGCGACCAGCCAAACGATGACGGGCAGTTCTTTTTATTTAAGCAGTTGGGAGACAGCACGGGAAACGGCTATCAGCGGGCTATGGGCTTTTTCATCAACCGGAACACCATGACGTTTTACGTCATTTCCCTTTTCCTGTTTAATACCCCGTCCGGTCAGGCGAACTGGATCAGCTTTCCGCTCGGCACGCTCACGGATATCGTAGCCGCCATCCGGGGGAGCACCTTCGCAGCCAGCATCAACAACGCCTACAACGCGCCCGTTTCCGGCGCGAGGATCGCGGACTTAGCGGTTATCACCGCGAAGATTGCGGACTTGGCAGTGGCCACCGCGAAGATCGCAAACGGCGCGGTGACGACCGCCAAGATCGCCCAAGAATCCAACACCTCACTGACCTTCTCGCTTGGAAGCGGCGTCACGATGGGCGCGAATATGTCGTTTGTGAATAAGGGCGTGGTTTCAATCGGAATGCAGGTCAACGTAGGTTCGGCAATCCCCTCCGGCAGCACGATTTTAACGATTACGAACGCAAACTTTTACCCATTCGCTACAGTACGCTCGGTGGCGACTGCGGTGGGAGGCAGCGGTACCAATATGCCGATCACGATCAACGCGAGCGGCGTGGTGGCGAACGCCGCCGCGTCCGCGCTGCCTACGGGCTTCTACATGATATCTTGCTCTTACGCGAGGGCTTAACGGGAGGAAATCGATATGGAGAAAAGCGGTTTTTTTAACTCATCCGATGGAGACAGGGTCTACGACGCGGTGGATTTCGCGGCATATTTCGGAAGCCTTGTTTCCAACGGCGTTTTTTATGCCACAGCGGCAAACCTGCAGGCGTCGCCCGGGGCCGGACTGGCGGTGAGCGTGGCGGCGGGAAGCGCGTGGATCAACGGATACCGGTATGAAAATACGGACGCCCTGAACATGCTGCTGGCGACGGCAAACGGGAGCAATCCACGCATCGACCGGATCGTGGTTCGCTTGAGCCAGATCAGCCGGAGCATCCAGCTTGCCATTGTCACCGGAACGCCCGCCGCGACGCCGGTTGCCCCCGCGCTGACGAGAACCAGTGACGTGTATGAACTTGGCATCGCCGACGTGCTCGTACCAGCTGCGGCGACATCGATTGCCGCGAACAACATCACCGATACCCGGCTGAATGCCAGCCTTTGCGGGACGATCAATTCGCTGGTGACGGCAATTTATGAATAGCGGGAGGTGAAGGCAGTGGCGGATATTAACGGCATAACTCTTCAGGCGGGCACCGGCCCGTCCGTTTTTTATACGATCACCTATTCCAAGAGCCGTCCGAACAATAGCCAGATGACCTATAATTTCACCATATCCGCCGCATTGGGTTCGTCAGGCTCGTTCATCCACAGCGGCTACGCCCTGCTTTGCACCATGACCGTAAACGCATCTTCCGCGCAGGTTCGCATCAAGGCGGCGGACGGGGACAACTGGGACGGAACCACACCGAGACTACGTTACGTTTCGGTGACCTGTGCGTCCACTACAGGCAACACCGAGCAGGGCGTGCGCTTTCAGGTGGTATCGGACGGGCGGTTGCCCCTGAGTTCCGGCGTGATCGACAATTCCAGCTACACGGTGTTAAGCGCACCCCTGCTGACTACGGCTTGCGGCGCGCCGACAGCCTGCTCGGTTAGCCCGATACTCGCGGAAGGCGGTGTGACGCTTTCTTGGAGCGGAGCCTCCGGGGGCATCGATAACGCGATTTCCTCCTACGAGATACAGTACAGCGAATCCGCCGACAATTTTACATGGGGGGCTTGGCTTCCGCTGACCACAGTTACAACCACGGCCAGCAGCGGCAGCGTGGCTACTTCGCCGCCATCCACAAGGGGTTATTACCGCAGATTTCAAGTGCGCACGCGCGGCACGGCGGGAGCAAGCTATTACTCCGGCTGGAAAATATCCACGAACTCCGTCCGCAGGAATACGGCACCGAGTCCGGCGGCGACGGCTGTCGCTTCTCCCGCAGCCTACAGCGACGAGATCATCACGCTGACTTGGAGCGGAGCATCGGGCGGCACCAGCCCGATCAAGGGATATCAGATTGCCAGCCGCACATCATTGGATAACAGCACGTGGGGTTCATGGAACGTGCTGGTTACGCTGACGCTGGCGGCCAGCGGAGGCAGCTACAACCCGACAGTATCGAGAACGCCGGGAACCTATACGCAATTCGGCCTCTGGACAATCGACACATTTGACGTCTACTCAATAGAGAGGGTCAGCAATAGCATCTACTGTAACATCACGGCCTGCGGCGCGCCGACCGCCTGTTCGGTAAGCGCAACGCTGGCCGAAGGAAACGTTACCCTCTCGTGGAGCGGCGCGATGGGCGGCGCGGGCAACGCCATCACGTCCTACGAAATACAGTACAGCGACTCTCCCGACAACAGCACGTGGGGTGATTGGACGGCTTTGACCACGGTGAGCACCTCCGCGACAAACGGAAGCGTGAGCGTCAATCCTCCGGCCACGCGCGGCAATTATCGACGGTTCCGAGTACGGACGCGCGGCGCTGCCGGTGCGAGCTTCTACTCCGACTGGACGGTATCGAGTGGCAGCGTCCGCAGAAACACACTGCCGACGCCGCCTTCGTCTTTTACCGCGACCCCCACCATCTACGAGGTCAACACCGTGACTCTCGCATGGAGCGGCACGGTTCCGGGTACCAGCGCCATCAAGCTGTATGTCCTCCAGCGCGCAACCTCTACCGATGGTGTGAGCTGGTCGGCATACGAGGCGCTGGCGACCGTCGTTTCAAGCGCAACCTCCGGTACTTACGAGGCGAACGCCTCCCCGGTGGCGGGAACCTACACCCGATACCGCATCAGCGTGGCCGATGTTCTGGACGCGGTTTCCTCATATGTGGTCAGCGGATCGGTCAAAAAGAACAGCCCTCCCGCCGCACCGGTGATCGTCTGTCCGGCGCAGGGCGGCTCCGTTTATAATACCGCGCCGCGTTTCTTGATCACGACGGGCATCGAGCCGGACGGCCAGACGCAGATCGTGGAGGTGAAGATCGATTCGGGGCCGTGGCATAACAGCGTGGATGATCCCGAGATGTTTTCCACCAGCGGATATCTCGGAAACGGTGTCAATACGGTATACCAAGCGGCAACTCTAACTGTGGGAACCCATACGGTGACCATCCGATGCCTGGACAGCGATATCGAGTCGGCAAGCCCGGAGGTCGTCAGGACTTTCATTGTCCAGCCTTCGCCATTTGAGGAGATCACGGCAAACGTAACGCATGTGCGGGCGGAGCATATTCAAGCACTTCGGACGGCGGTCAACGCGCTACGGAACTACCACCATTTGTCGCCGGCAGCGTGGGGCGAAGAAATCGTCGCGGGCAACTCCGCCGTCAAGAACTGGCCGTTCCATATTACGGAGCTTCGGAAAGCCGTTGAACCGGTTATCACGATGATCAACGATTTCGACGCCTCGCCGACCTTCGATGTCCCGCCCGTCACATGGCTGCCGATTGGAACGGGGCGGCCAAGAGCGGATGTGATGCGGCAGCTTCAAGACTTGATTTTGATTCTGTGAGGCTCCATTTAATTTCAGCGCTCTCGCTTCTGCGGGAGCGCTTTTCTATACACAAATTCAAGAACGGAGGTGTTTTTAATGAAAGACGTTTGGAATTGGGTGCAGTTGGCTTTTGCCGCTATCGGAGGGTTTCTGGGATGGTTCCTCGGCGGGATGGACGGTTTCCTCTACGCGTTGATCGCCTTTGTCGTTGTAGACTATTTGACTGGCGTGCTCTGTGCCATCGCAGAAAAAAAGCTGTCCAGCGAAATCGGGGCTAAAGGAATCTTCAAAAAGGTGCTCATCTTCGCACTGGTAGGCGTCGCCCATATACTCGACACGCAGGTATTGGGCGGCAATAGCGGCGCTCTCCGCACGGCGGTGATCTTCTTCTATCTGAGCAACGAGGGTGTATCCATCCTCGAAAACTCGGCGCATCTTGGACTGCCCATCCCCGAAAAATTCAAAGAGGTTCTGCAGCAGCTTCACGGGCGTGATGGGGAGCCGCCCTCGGCAGGTGACGGAACATGATCGACCTGACGAAAGCGGCAACGGTGTTCATCGGGCGGCGCGGTGAGCACGACTTCCGCAAGCTGGAGTTTGATGTATCCAGCCTGCTGGGAGAAGAGTACCCCGCTGCCGCATTAAGCGCCATATACAAAAGGCCGGACGGCGTCGCTTATCCAGTGGTTACAGACTACGCGGACGGTGTTCTGACGTGGTCGCCCAGCGCGACCGATACCGCCAACGTCGGCGTCGGGCGGCTGGAAATACGGGTTACAGACGGCGATGTGGTCGGCAAAAGTGCGCGAGTTCTCACCATCGTGGAAGAGGCTCTCGCGGACGGCAGCACCGCGCCGCCCGAACCGCCCGCGCAGGAATGGCTAAATCAGGTGCTGTCAGCCTTAGCCGCGCTCGATGTGAACGACACATATGAGCTGCTAAACCTGACTTATACCCTGCTGAATAACACCTATGATCTGCTGAACACCACGCACGATCTGGTTGAGGATACGCGAGACGGGTTGAACATGCGGACGGGGATTCTGCTCAACCATTGGCATCCGGTAGAAACAGCCACAGCACCGGATATGGCGAGCCGAAGGGCGTCCATCACCTTTACGAGCATAGCGGGCGGCAATAACGTGGTGCTCGGCACGGTGACATATACGTTCGTCGCGGTCTTGGGCAGCCCAGCCACAAACAACGTGCAGGTGCTGATCCAAGGTACCCTCCGAGCGACCGTTCAGAAACTTGCCGCAGCCATAACGGGCGTCCAAGACGCGGCAAATATCGCCTACGGAACAGGGACAGCCCCGCATCCGACCTGCACGGCCTACTGGACGAGCCAAAGATTCTCCGTTGGCGATGCTGCCGTTGCTCCGGGCGAGAGCCTGTTTTTACTGGAAAAGATGGAGGACTTGACTACAGCTTTGACGCTGACATCTACCGCGACGGCGGCAATCAATGCCTTTATCCGCGCGGCGTATATGAGGTACATCTTGTCGGGCAATGTCACCGGAGCGGGCGGGGCCAATAGCGTCAGAGGGCCTTTGCAAGCGTTACTGCCCATCGGCAGCGTAACTATAGGCGGGCAGGAAGGGCAACTCGTTCCGGCGACCTATGACTGCCATCTGATCACCCTTTGCCGCCAATCGGATACGAGCGAGAAAGAGCTGGACTTGTATATCTCCAACGACGAGCAGAATTTCATCCGAATCTGCCGGAGCACACCTGTCGGGGCGTCCAGCACCTCCGAATCCCAGCACGTTCATATTGAAATGCGCCAAAGCCGGGTACCCACCGGATATGGGCTATACATCCGTATGGGAAGCAACGGCACATCGGCGACCGCTTACTGCGACCTGAAGTTTACCTACCACCTGTATCCTGCCAATCTTATGACCACCATGCCCTTTTGATTATGAGGTGATTAATGATGAATCTGAGAAAACTGATTCTTACAAACAATGCTTGCTACAAGGCAGGCCGCACCATCGTGCCCAAGGGCATCATGGTTCACTCGACCGGCGCGAATAACCCGTGGCTGAAACGCTACGTCGGCCCGGATGACGGATTGCTGGGAAAAAATCAGAATAATAACCATTGGAATCAGGATAAACCCGATGGACGTCAGGTTTGCGTCCACGCCTTTATCGGCAAGCTGGCAGACGGCAGTATCGCTGCATATCAGACCTTGCCCTGGGATCACCGGGGCTGGCACTGCGGGAGTGGCCCAAAAGGCAGCGGCAACGACACACATATTTCATTTGAGATTTGTGAGGATGGTCTGACCGACACGGCGTATTTCCTTAAGGTCTATACGGAAGCGGTGGAGCTATGCGTGTATCTCTGCAAGCTCTATGGTCTGACTGAGGCCGACATCATCTGCCACAGCGAGGGGTATAAAAAGGGCATCGCCAGCAATCATGGCGACGTGATGCACTGGTTTCCGAAACACGGTAAGAGCATGGACACATTCCGCGCTGCGGTCAAAGCAGGATTGGCACCGAAGTCTGCCGAACCGCAACCGCCAACGGTAGAAAAGAAGTACTACCGCGTCCAGGTCGGCGCCTTCTCACAGAAGGCCAACGCCGATGACACGCTCGCCAAACTAAAAGCGGCGGGTTTCGATGGCTACATCAAATACGACTGATACTATCAACACATACGGCCCATGGCTGCGGTAACCACTCCGCTCCGTGGGCCTTATTTTTTTGTCCGTATATCCTCACATATGCCCTTTCCCGTGGCTGTTCATTGAAGGCACTTCTTCATGGAGGTCACGGTATGAATACAATACAAAAGGAACAGATCAGTCGGATGCGGCATGAAGGTGCCGGTTATTCCAAGATAGCGCAGTGCCTTGGTCTGTCGGAAAATACGGTCAAATCATATTGTAAGAGAAATAACCTTGGTGGAATCGGCGCTACGCTCCCCAAGCCTGAAAGATCGGTGTGCAGGAATTGTGGAAAGCCAGTTATACAACCACCAGGGCAGAAGAAGCGAGTGTTCTGCAGGGACACTTGCCGGGTGGCGTGGTGGAATACACATCCAGAGATGGTCAGCCGGAAAGCCATCTATCATTTTAACTGCGCCCACTGTGGTACGGCTTTTGAAAGTTACGGTGATAAGAAGCGAAAATACTGTTCCCACGCCTGCTACGTTGCAAACCGTTTCAGTAAAAGAGAAGCGGGTGCTCTGCCATGACGGAGGAGCAGTTCAGGCGAGAAGAGCTCTATCAGGCGACGCTTTCCGTCGCTCGCGCCATGCTCCGCTCCGGCCTTATATCACCCTCGGAACTGGCCAAAATCGACGCGATCATGAAGTCAAAATATACCCCGCCGTTAGGCAGCTTAAAGTCCGAAAAACCTTGACTTTACGGCACTTTAGAGTGATCTATATATGCTGGAAGGGAGAGGTTTCATGCCGAATATACGCAAGATAGAACAGCTTGTCCCGAGCCTTCCCGTCAGGAAACGCGTGGCGGCATATGCCCGAGTGTCGGGTGAAAGGGATGTCAGCTTGCATTCGCTCTCGGCGCAGGTCAGTCATTACAGCGAGTACATTCAGCGACATAAGGACTGGGAATACGCCGGGGTCTATGCCGACGAAGCCATGACGGGTACTAAGGACAGCAGATCTGGATTTCAAAGGCTCGTACAAGACTGCAGGGATGGACGAATTGATATCATACTCACAAAATCTATTTCTCGCTTTGCCCGAAATACCGTCGACCTTCTTGAGACGGTTCGGGAATTACGGGAGTTGAATGTGGAAGTATACTTTGAACGCGAGAACATCCGATCACTGAGCGGGGACGGAGAGCTTATGATGACCATCCTCGCTTCCTTCGCTCAGGAGGAGAGCCGCTCGGTATCCGAAAACTGCAAGTGGCGCATACGCAAGCGGTTTGCCGAGGGCGAGATTGTCAACCTGCGATTCATGTTCGGGTACCGTGTTGTAAAAGGACAGATTGAGATCGACCCGGAAAAAGCCGATATTGTCCGCATGGTGTTTAAGGACTACATAAACGGTATGGGTGGTAGCAGGATTGCCAAAAAGTTGCGAGATATGGGCATACCCGCCATGCGGGGCGGGGCTTGGCGCAGCGAACGCATCATTGAGATTATTAAGAACGAGAAGTACGCGGGGAACGCCCTGCTTCAAAAGAAGTTTGTTGCCGACCACCTGACGAAAAAAGAAATCTGGAACAAAGGGCAGCTCAAGCAATACTTCGCCGAGGGTACGCATCCGGCGATTATAGACGCCGAGATTTATGAGCGGGCAAACGAAATCATGGAACAGCGGCGCCTCGCTTTCCGTGTTGACTGCGAGAAGCAAATGCGATACCCGTTCACGGGAATCATCCGTTGCGAGCTGTGCGGGAAGAAATATCAGCGCAGGGCTTCGAAAGGCCGATATTTCTGGATATGCTCCACCTTTCAAAAGGAAGGCAAGGCGTCTTGCCATTCGAAGCAGATACCGGAACCGACGCTTATGAAAGCCACCGCTGAAGTTCTCGGTTCGGATGGGTTTGACGAGGCTATATTTGCCGAGAAGATAACCGAGATTCGTGTACCGGGAGCAAATGCGCTTGAATTTGTATTTACGGACGGCCGTGTAATCGAAAAGACATGGCTTGACCGCTCCCGCTCGGAAAGCTGGACGGATGAGATGCGGGAGACCGCCCGGCAGAAATCAATCGAAAGGAGCCGTGAGATATGAGCAAAGCAAGGGCAGTAACGGTTATCCCCGCCACAGTCAGCCTTTTCAGGACGGCTCCTTTAAACAGCGGGGCAAAAAAGCGTGTGGCAGGCTACGCGAGGGTATCCACCGACAATGAGGAACAACTAACCAGTTATGAGGCGCAGGTAGATTATTACACCAACCATATCCGATCAAATCCTGAATGGGAGTTCGTGGATGTCTATACCGACGAGGGCATCAGCGCCACATCCACCAAGCGGCGTGACGGCTTCAATCGTATGGTACAGGACGCGCTGGACGGCAAAATAGACCTCATCGTCACCAAGTCTATCAGTCGGTTTGCCCGAAACACGGTGGACAGCCTCGTCACCATCAGGAAGCTCAAGGAGAAAGGCGTCGAGGTCTACTTTGAAAAAGAAAACATCTGGACGCTGGACTCCAAAGGTGAATTGCTCATAACGATCATGTCGTCGCTGGCCCAGGAGGAAAGCCGCTCTCTCTCGGAAAACGTGACATGGGGTCAGCGAAAACGGTTCTCCGACGGCAAGGTCAGCATGCCATATGCCCGCTTCCTCGGTTATGACAAAGGTGAGGATAATACGCCGCAAATAAACGAGAAAGAGGCGGCCGTCGTCCGGCTCATATACAGTCTATACCTTGAGGGCTACACCCCTCATACCATAGCTAAGCGTCTCACTGCCGATGGCATTCCATCACCGGGCGGCAAGGATAGATGGATGAGCGGTACGGTGAAGAGCATCCTGACCAACGAGAAGTATAAAGGCGACGCTCTGCTTCAGAAAAGGTACACGGTGGATTTCCTTACGAAAAAGATGAAGGCCAACGAGGGCGAAGTTCCGCAGTATTACGTCGAGAACAGCCACCCCGCCATCATCTCGCCAGAAGTGTTCGATATGGTACAGGCCGAGATGAAGCGCAGGAAGTTGGCCCCCAACCGCCACAGTGGAACAGGGATGTTCGCCAGCCGCATCATCTGCGGGCAGTGCGGCGGATACTACGGTTCCAAGGTCTGGCATTCCACCGATAAATACCGCCGCACCATATACCAGTGCAATAACAAATCTAAGGGTGACGAAAAGTGCGGGACGCCGCATCTGGATGAAGAAACCATAAAGCGGCTGTTCATGACAGCGGTTAATAAACTGCTGGCCGACAGGGATGAAATCCTCGCCAACTTCGAGACGATAAAGGGGGTTCTGTTCGATACCGCCGCACTCGACGCAGAACAAACTAACCTACAGAGTGAGGTTGCCGTGGTTGCTGAACTGATACAGAAATGTGTGGACGAGAACGCTCGCATCGCTCAAAGCCAGGACGAATATCTCCGACGTTACGAAGGGCTGGTCGACCGCTTCGAGACAGCAAAACGCCGGTTTGAGGAAGTCGGCGCCCTGCTTACAGAAACAAAAGCCCGGCGGGAGATGGTCGAGGCCTTCATCGACAGCCTAAAAAAACAGGACGGCTTAGTAACCAGCTTTGATGAGCATCTTTGGTATGGCCTCGTAGATTATGCTACCGTCTACTCCCAGGATAATGTCCGTTTCGCGTTTAAGAACGGGACGGTTATCCAAGCATGACTACTTAACCTCATCCGACTCCGGATCTTCTTTATCAAGAATATCATCTTCATCACCGACGAATTCATCGTCGGGCATAGACTTTTTACTTGTATACAGCTTTGACCATCTGAGCGGGGATTTCATTTTCTTATTATACGCAATCAGTAGGGCCTCGGCATAGCCAAGGGAACCTGCTTTTCTTTCTTTTGCGGTACGACCTATTTCTCTGGCTGAGAATTTACCGACCTTTTCTTTGAAAAGATCATCCTTTAGGACATCGCCGAACGCCACAATTAGCTGCGCTATACCTTTGAGCATATTTGCCGATAATGAATTGCAATCGCCTTCCCAAGTGCCGACACAAAGGCGCAAGGAGCGATCCAGCACATGAAATCCATATTTCTGATGAATGAATTCCAGGCTGGAAATCGCACAGATGCCACCGGGGACTTTATTCGATGTAATGAAAAGGCCATACGACTCGACGAGAGATTTGATTATTAGCTGGTCGTCGTTACCCGCTTCGACGTTGGCCATAAAGATTTCATAGGGCAGAAGCGGTTTGACAAATTTCAGCTGGTTCGCAAATATATCCGCCTCTTGGGTATATTCCAGATCGTCATAAATCATACACCAGACAGGCGTTTCGCGTGATCCTGATACTATGGCGATGATTTCAATCGTATGCTGTCCGTTGAAAACATAGTTGACCCCGTCCCGGCGGCTGACTTTTACGGGATTGATTTGATATAAGTCGAAGTTCTCAACCGTTCGCCGGACATGGGAAAGAGACAAATTCCTCTGGTACTCCTGATTGGACACCAGATTTTTGATCGGTATCTGTTCAAAATGTACTTTGGGGACGAAAGCACTAAAGTCTTCCATCAGATTACCTCCTTCATGTCCGCGAGTATTGAGTCGACGGTTTCTTTCAATTTTAATAGCTCCTGTTCAAGTTTTAACCGGGCACTGGCCGTTGTGCCGTTTAGATCAGTGGCGGCACGTGCTCGGTTGATCGAACTGATCCATGAGGGAACCGTTAAGGTTAGCCCCGATATTTCAGCGTCAGGATCATATTCGGGCATTTCTTTCACCGAACCGGCAAGATGTTTTCCGGATAATCTCCTATGTCTTTCAGGAACCATCTTCCGTAAACTCCCAAGAAACTCAGCTTCATCGTCCGTTAATAACTGACTCAATCTCTTGATGGTTCCCCCCGGCAGCTGGGACAGTTCAACAACATTTGCTCGGGATATTTTAAATTCACCGGAGAGTATCTTAGGAACAAGTTCAGGAACTATTTTTGTTAGCTCATCAATTGCGTGTGAATACTTACCGTAATTAAAAACTGTGGCATGCGAAACATTGTATTCATCGCCCAGCCGTTCTCTTGTTCTGATGGCGGTATCCTCGTAAGTTGGTTCGGGCAACATTTTAGCCCTAACCTCTTTTGCGGAGTGTTGGTTGGCGCCTGTGGCATTGTGGGCGCCGAGGATTTTCTCCATCTCGTATCTTTTCCCGATCAGATATTTGCGTGTTTCATCGGTAATATTGCGACGCCCAAGTTGATTTGTGCAAATCCAGGCAATGGCTTCCTCGCGGTTTTTCAAAAATATCCGCCGAATTGAAAAGGGAATTTGCAGGCGTGTGCATATTTCATAACGATTGTGGCCGTCGAGAATCGTGTTATACCAAACACACAAAGGCTCACGACACCCGTCTCGGACAATGTTTTCCTCCAGCAGCTGCAATTCTTCAGCTGACAATGGAGGAATCAATTTTTTAAACGCGTCCTCAATCTTTAATTTGTAAATTTCTTGCTCAGCCATGGCACCCATACTCAGCCCCCTTCATCTGTATTGCGTCGGACATCTGAAACCGGGCTATCCCTTCGGTTGGGATTATTTCGCCATACATGCGGTATGATTGATTTTTCTGCCAGTCGCTACACACATCGCATAGACTTTCGACAAGGGAACGACTGTATAATTCAAATGACTTTTTATCGATTAATGAGTCTTTATTTATACGGTGAGCCCTTGGGTCGGATCGACTGCTTCCAAGAATCGCAAGGGTGCGTTCCTCGGGATTTACCAGCAGAAGAACATAATCAGGGTCACCAATGGAACGTAACGTTTTTCTATGTATCCTAATCCGATATTTTCTGAGATCGACTGATATGGCTGGCCTTGACTCTGTGGTTTCAATCATTACTCGACGCCCTCCTCCGCAGGCATATTGTTAATAGCATTTGCCGATGACTCCGCTGATTTATCATCCCTAATGCCGAAAACGGTGTAGCCCTCGAAGATGTTCACCTGAAGCAGTTTGCGATGTTCTTCAACCGGCAGGCCAAATTGGTTTTGCCACGCAGCCGGGAATACAGGCGTGCGCGAGGTCTTGGGCTTCTCTCCGTCACTCATGATGCGCTGGTAGATTTCCGTTGCTGTAAGGTCAAAAATAAACAGGTATTCATCGCCGCTGCGGATTAATTTACCAAGCAGCTTGTAACGGTAGTTCGGATTCCATTCCATCAACTGAACAACCTTTGCAAAGAACATACGGCAGGTTATCTGCTTAGGTTTTCGTTTCGGACTTTTCGCTGTACACCAGAGAAATGAATCTTTTTCGTCCTCGCTGCTCGGGCGCACAGCAAGTTTTTTCTCTTCCGGGTTCACAAGTATCTGCACATAATTCACGTTCGGCAAGCGGTTTATGCACGCAGTATTTAGTGACACTTTGCAATTATTAAACGTAATGGACGGCTCGTACACATGGGCAAAAAATTCGCCGCGTACAACTTGATACCCATCATAACTGAAGGCGTCATCCTGTATATCTGCTTCGCTTGAAGAGGGAGCTTGTCCGTTCATCACTTCCGAAACCGGATCGCTCACGGCAGCAGTTAAGATATGCTCATTCTCCATCTCCCGATTCCTCCTGCTTCATGTCGTATATCATCTGCTTTATTTCGTTGCTGACGACCTCGGTTGTAGTCACATTCAAACCGAGAGAATCGCCGAACGGCTGGCCTTCCTCATTGACTTTCCAGACGCCTTCCCGGTCAATCGTGGCCAATTCCCGAGCTTGCGCGTGCCGGTAAAAGTTGCTGCCGAAGCTATCCGCCCATGCGGTGGGGTACGCCATAATGTCTTTTTTAGGACCTACAGTAAATGGCCGGACATCTCCTGGAAGCAAGTCATCTTTAGAGCTATCATCCTGCCCTGATCCCAGAACGGTCTGAGGGATAAACATTTCCGTCTCACGGACATCAAAAATTATGACTGACTCATGATCCTTTTGCCGATGGAGTCCGCGCACACGATATCTACATCCCAGAGTCCATCCAAAGATTCTATACAACGTTTCAATATATGCCGCACAGCTAATATTGCGGGGATAATACTGGCCGTCTTCAACAAGAGCCCAACGAATGGCGTTTCTCGTTTCTTTGGTGCAGCGCCGAACCGCAAGAAGATGTTCGTGTGGATGAACCAGCATTTCTATGTAAATCGCCTTCTCCAATTTCCTCACGCATTCTGTACTGAACTGAAAATAGTCCGTCGAAAAAGTAACACATATTTTTCGTGCCGTATCAAAGAATTGCGAGCGGGCGATCTCAAAACCGCGCAAGTCAAAGTCACCGGATTTTACCTCAACCTCTATGTTTTCCACATGCGTCTCATTGATTTCTTCGTATACACTGGCAGATGCAGCCTGGTAATCCTCAGATTTAAAAGCAGCCCACCGTGGATTTACTGAGACAAAACCTTTCAAGGCGCCATCAAGGATGACTTGAAGTTCCGGCAGGATGCCTTTATTGCCATATCTGGCGTTGCTGATAAGATGCTGGACTGCAATAAAATCATCACGCGAAATAATAGGGTTATGGTGGTTTCGCTTTCTGTACTGGTTACGATCCTGCTTATTTTTCTTGGATTTATGGTTGAGATAATTTGGCGTCCATGTTTTACGAGCAAGGACATCGCCGCAATGCCGCTCATTCTGAAGTATTTGGAGTATGGTGCTTGGCGACCACGATGTATTATTCTTCTTAGTCCGGCGGCCGAGTTTCGTCAAGGTCTCGGCAATCTGAGCGCAGGTATACCCATAGAGGTACATAAAAAATATCAGACGCACCGTCTTGGCTTCTTCATCATTGATTACAAGGTTTCCGTCTTCATCATGGTCGTAACCCAGTAACGGCGGAGTGAGAAATATGCCCCGCTTAAAACGCATCTCAATGGAAGCGTTCATTATTTCACTCTTGTTATGAGACTCTTCCTGCGCCAAAGTGGAAATAAAGGATAGGCTCATTTCGCTGTTGCTGTTGAGTGTATAGATGTTTTCAGTTTCAAAGAAAATCCCTATGGGAGGCTGCATGGCGGCCAGCTGACGGACGTAACCGATACAATCCAGAACATTACGGGCAAAACGCGAAACGCTCTTAGTCACGATCAAATCAATCTTCTTGGCCTGACAATCGCTGATCATTCGAATAAAAGCGTCACGGTGTTGGAGTGATGTTCCTGAAATGCCTTCATCCGCGTAGATATCTACCAGCTTCCAGCCTGGGTGATTACTAACAACGTCCATATAGTGGTTCTTTTGTAGTTCATATGAAGAGGTTTGGCGAGGGTCGTCTGTGGAAACGCGCGCGTAGACAGCCACCCGCTTTTCTCTCTTGTCTTCGTAGAAGTTTTCCTGGGGCGCTGCGGGTATGACGTCAAGTTCACTTGGGTCTATCCCTTTATATCGAGCGCGAATACGCGCTTTTTCGTTATTGATATCTTTTAGCTGGCCTTCATTTTCCCTCATGGCGGTGCTCCCTCCCGTGGACATGGTTATTTCAAAATTATATAGGATTAAAAACAATAAGAAAATGAACTGTAGGTCAACTCATTTACCTGCAGTTCATTTTCAAGCAAATTTTTTCGGGTATAATAGAAGTGAATGTATAAAAAACCACTAACCGTCCGAAGTCCTCGGCGATCTCCGATTATATAGAATAAAGTTGATGTTCTATTTAATTGGAGGGTGGATAATAATGGCGGTAAATATCAAAATTATCGGTAGAAGAGTAAAAGAATCTCGAATTCAGAAGCATATGTCCCAAGCGGATCTGGCAGAACGGATTGATATGTCCGTTACGTATATAAGCCATATCGAAACGGCAAAAAAGCAAGCAAGCCTCGAATCATTAGTACGGATTGCGGATGTCCTCGGGGTAACAGTCGACAATCTGTTAAATGGCAATCAGGCAAATGACGCGACGGAATATCGGACAGAACTTGCGCAGCTTTTTGAGGGCTGTACCAGCTATGAAAAACGGATTATATATGAAATTGCCTCGGCTACTAAAAAGAGCCTTCTTGAAAATAAATGGCTGCAAAACAAAAATTAG